CTAGTGAAGCCGTCGATTTGCTTGTCCACGTTGCGTCCGCAGTCGGGACACTGATCGCAGCAAGAAATAATGTGGATGATTTTCGGCTGTCCGTCTTCTGTCATTTCGTGACATGGACATTGGCATTCATCATATTCATTGTGATTACACATATGGGTTTACCTCCTGTACGGTGTATTTAACCACGTGAGGCTCGTAGGCGATTGAGAGCGCCATCGGAATCAGCCAGCGCAAATTTGGAATGAGCGGGTACGTAATGTTGGGGTTGAGAATGTCATCGACACCATAGACAAGAACCTGTTCATCAGTCTTGGTTTCGACATCGTAGATCGCATTAGCATATGACTGGAAGAAATGAACTTCGTATTCCGGCCCACTGAGCACGCAATACTCCTGCCAGCAATTCAGTTCGACGCCGGTCTCTTCTCGAAATTCCCGGATCATTGCTTCAAGCGGAGTTTCCCACGTGCAAGGATCAAATCCAGGCACATCACAGCCGACATCATAACAAGTGTGTGCTCCTGTCTTTCGGTCAATGTGCCCGCCGATGCCGTTCAGTTGAAACTTCTGCCATTCGGGGCGCTGCTTTTCAATGAGAGCGACCTGATTCCCTTCCTTGTTGAACAAAAAACCTGCTACGTACCTTTTCATAGTATTACTCGTTCAGCGTTGCTTCAAGCATATCCGCTTCCATAAGTGCTTTGTGACAAGAATTAGGATTCTTGCAAGCGCCACCACCGCTATACTTACCTCTACATCGCCAGCAGGCTTTGTTTCTGAGAGTTTTGATTGATTTCAATTTTGCAATTTTTTCTACCGTATCGTTGTTACTACTCACTCTACCTTCCCTCCGCTCCCCTCAACATACTTCCTGAGTTGCGGATATTTTGCGTAAAACTTTTCCAGACCACGCTGCATTGCCTTGCCAAGATCCATGTCGTGCATTCCGTCGATGGTGTGTTCCTTCTCTTCCGCTAACTGAGCGAGAATTTCACTCGACTTTCCACGAAGAGACACATCGGCAATCGCAGTGATTGGTGTCTCCCCGGCATTCACTTCGATAATGCGTGCCCGATTCTTCTGTGCGATTTCCGGCAAGCTGGCAACTGGATTCACCAATGCAGAGGTTCCAACCACCAAAAGCGTGTCACAGTACGACGCCCGGACTGCACGTTCCCATTCCTGGGGCTTTAGAGACTCGCCAAACCACACGACAGCGGGTCTGGCTAGAGAATGGCAGGATTCGCAATACGGAAGCCAAGGAAGCTCTGCGCTGCGATCTTCCCACTCACCCAGGCAGTTCGTGCAACGCAGCCGCCAGACGCTTCCATGCAGTTCAATGATGTTGTCGGTACCGGCACGTTGATGCAGCCCGTCAATATTCTGAGTGATGACCATAAACTGCATGTGGTTCCGTTCAAGCGCAGCGAGAGCTTTGTGGCCCTCATTGGGTTGCGCTGCGGCCATCGTGCGGCGACGTTCCTTATACCAATCCCACACCTTCGTCGGATCTTGTTTGAAGGCTTCCGCTGAAGAGAAATCTTCGGCCCGGAAATTGGACCACAGACCGTCTTCATCACGGTACGTTGGGATGCCACTTTCCGCAGAGACACCAGCGCCCGTAATGACGGTTACGCTACGTGAGGTTGCGATAATGCTGTGTGCTTTGTCGATCAGTTCTTGCATAGTTCAATACGATAGACGTGCGTAATCAAGTCGCCAACATAGCAATTACATCCATGTGCCCGACAAGGAGCCTCTTCCCCTTCCAAAATGTGAAGAAACAAATTGTCGATTGGTATGCCCTTAGCTGCGTACAGACCAGCCAGACGTGTATTCTCAAGCCACATCACGCCGTTTTTATATTCAGACTGTTCACGAGGAAGAGCGTCGTACTCTTCCTGAGTCATATAGGCAACGTAGTTTTCAATCCGCATTGTCCAACTCTGGATGAGCGTCAATCAGCAAGTCTCTGAGTTGATCGGTTACCTCATCGGAACTGTTGTTGTCCAGGTACCGCATTAAATCGCTGGCGTGGTCTTCGTCAAGCTCGTACACATACGCCTCGAAGAATTCTGGAATGGTGTTCATACTTTCCCTGCTGTGGCTTCAACCACAATTTTTGCAAATTCTACAACTTCATTATCTGAATAGGTGGATTTCCAAAGATTGTAAATCCAAACTACTACTCTGGTGTTCTCTTCAGTATACCCCTGTTTTGGATTTTGTCTATCCAACGACGGTGCATACTTTCGCATACCTTTTCCCAACGACTGCAAATCGAAAGGTACACCCGTAATTTCGCATATTCCACGCTTCAGTCGTTCTTCAATCCAACCTTTCGTTAATGTACAGGGCAATCCTAATTTTTTGGCTCTGGTGGCTGCTGTCGAACGGAGCACAGTAGCACGATAGGATGGCGTCCCGTACCATCGCAAATAAGATTCGTGCATTTCTTTTTTTTCAGAAGCACTCAAATTTTTTCTTGAATGTCTCGCCTTAGATTGAACCGTTTGCTTGCTAATAGGTTTAATTCTTAACATCGCAGAACAAGGCTTGCACGCTTTAGTTTTTTTTCGCACAACATAGAAAATACCTCGCTCAAAATTCTTCATGCACAGACGACATTTGAATGTAGCAATAGCGTGCCCATTCTTGTCAATTTTACCTTCATCTTTGACAAATTCCCAATGACCAAAAATATCGCCGGGTTCTATCTTTATCCTTGTTGCCCACATGCTTCTATATATAACTCACGAAGGATTGAGAACAATCTACTTTTGTCAATATCCAATCCCATAGCATTGACATAGTTGTTGAGAACGGTGAGCGTGTCGGACGCCACCACAATCTTGTTATTTTCATCAAACTCAAGGAACTGTTCGTCAGCTTCTTCATCCACTTCCAACGACAACTGTTCATTGATTTGAAGGTCTTCTGGATTGGCATGTAGCAGCCGATCCACCCATTGCTCGTACAGAACCGGGTCAGTCTTGTGCGGCACTATCAGGCGCACATACTTGCCTTCGTATTCGGAAAAATCCATTTCCAACAGCCTTTCTTTGTTCTCTCGGTCATCGTAGATAACTCGGTAGAACATCTTATTAGGGTTTAAGACAAACTCCAGTTCGAGAGTGTCTGTATCGAAGATGTAGAAGCCCTTGGGGTCATTCAAGTCCGCAAAGGTCATCTCATACGGCGAACCAAGGTAGCGAACCTTTCCTTCTTCTGACGCATGGTGAAAGTGCCCGGAGAACACTTTTTTGAACTTGTCGAAGCCGGTTTTATCCAGTCCATGTTCGCAGATCTGATGTTGATCCATGTGGAAGCCAGCAATCTCCAAATGACCCATCAAGACCTGTGCCTTTGAGTTAGCAACCATTTCCAGGCCCGGTCCCATGTTCGTAGGATTGAGCCACGGAATAATCAACACTCTCAGCTTGTCGAACGTCACTTCCTGCGGCTCTTCGTAAATGTGGAACCTGCCCAAAGAAGCAGCGCCAGGGCCGGGAAAGCGATCATAGACCAATTCCCGAATCGAGTTGACTTCGTTGGTGTCACGGAAGTACGTGTCGTGGTTACCGACAATGAAGTGGACTTCGTATCCGCCGTTGACAAGCTGTTCCATAAAGTCCTTTCGTGTCCTGTAGAGGATGTGAAAGTTGATGTACTTACGCCTGTCAAAGAGGTCTCCCAAATGAACAATAGTGGATATGTTCTTCTCTCGTAGAGTTGGGAAGAAAATTTCATTGTAAAATTTGACAAAAGCGTTGTGAAATTGTAGGTTGTCATTCTTAAATCCAAAATGAGTATCAGAAATCAAGGCTAACTTCATGCTGCGACTCCTACATGTGGTAGAGAGCGGCAAATCGTTCCCTACGATGTTGATTTTTGGTTTTATAATCAGCTTTCATTGTCCTTTCTAGGTGGTTTCATCAAAGTCCACCGCTGTCTTTGTAGCGATGAAATTGAGTTGGATGTACTTCAATGCTGGTACAGGTTTGATGTAGATGTCGGCCACAAACTCGTTAGAGGCTATGACTTCGGATGTGTTGTTCGATTCGTCACAGATCACGGCGTAGTCATAAATGGCACCCCGTTTTTCAAGATCCGCCAGCACCGGGTCTAATAGATCACGAGTGGCATGGCGTGTGAACGCATCGTTGAATTCAAAGAGTGTGTAGCTACATGCTTCCGCAATGATCTTTTCAAGGTAGATCAATAAGCGACGGACACCAATGTCGTCCAAAGCTGAACGCCGCTCTTCAGGAGTTGCCACCAGCAAAGGCAAACCCTTCGCTGTTTGATTCACACCCGGTAGAGATCGAGTTTGTTCTGGTTCGTAGAGCTTAGAATAAAGAGTCTCTATCGTCTTCATAACGATTCTTCCTTTTCTGTTTTCCTGAGTCATAGCGGGAGCGCATAGCGAAGATGAGTCCTGTCGGCCCGGTCATTGGTTGGACACCGCATATGTCGTAAGCTATCAAGTTAGGCATAGCTCGTCTAACAAGTGAGATTAAGATCGGGTCCCAAGCTGGAGAAGTAAGTGGCGGTTCTACTCCATCTTCTACAATAACTGGTGGTACTGTAGGAACTGGCCGACGCCGGGGTCTTTCAACCGGCCACTGCTGAGTCCAGACAGTCGGTAGACCATTTTCTTCAGGAGACCTAAAAATTGGTCCTGGTCTATGCGGTCTCTCGACTACAACTTCTTCGTTCCTTTCCCACTCTTCAATGAGTACTGACATCTTACTTCTTGGTAGCTACCGCCACTTCCTCGTCTTCTTCAAACAGTCCTGCTTTCTTTTTCTTCTTGGCGTTGGCCTTCGTCTTCTTTGATTCCTTCCAGTTCTCGAACTTGCTGATTACATCGCCCTTGTTTTCCTGGAGATATGTGACGTAGCTGTTATTGTAGTGTGCGTCATCGCCGGTCTGCTTCTCATATGAGTCGGCAAAATCCGCCTGATCTACAATACGCATCTTCACATATAACTGCTTCTGTTCTTTTTGAATCCTGCGAATAAAGGCGTTGTGTATGATCTGTGTGATGTAAGCGAAGGCGTTCGTGCTCTTCGCAGGATTGAAATTGTGAATGTATCGGAGACAGCTTTCCAGAGCGTCACCAACCATGTCTTCACGATATGTGTAATTGACAAACCCGGCTTTTTGACTTAGCCGGTTCGCCATCTTCATCATACATTCCGCAACAAAATCGGGAAGTGGCGGCTTCGGCTGTTTCTTTCGATGCGCCCTACGGGTGTCCTTCTGCCATACTACCAGTGCCTCAAATAACGCCTTGTTGTCAACGTAATGAACTGTAGTTTTCTTGTCGATCTTTTCTATTGTCATCCTTTCTCGTGGAGTATGGCGAACCAAATTTTTCCGGTGAGGGAGTTTTCGCCATCTATCTTATTGGACCACACTTTCCCAATCTGTCAAGTCTGGTTGTCATTGCTTGCGCTGGAATGCATGATTGTGGCATGAACGCCGAAATGGAGGAATTTCTACATCCTGTTGTGGTGGCTCTGCGTCCAGTTCAGCCATCCTATTTAGGTACATCTGTTTCATGTCATCTGACGGCGGCGCAAAGGCTATGATGCCGTGCCTGGAGATGACAATCAAGTCCTCTGTGAACGGAATCCACTGTGTGAAACGTACCTCAAACTCATCGCCCATAAACATCTCGACGGCCCGGATAGCATACCGCACAGTAACTTGCAATTCATCTTCTGTAGCGATCTCACAGATGATGACTTCACCATTCACTAACTTGAAGACGGCTAAAGATTCGAGGTCGAATTCCATCGTTGCACCGCTGATAACACATTAGGTGGTACGTTTATAGTTAGATTCAACGGCACGATGTTTCGTTCCCAAAAAGCTCCATGCTTCAATACACCATAACTATTGAACCAGACACACTTTACTCTTCCCTCGCCGTCGAACCCACAGACAGTCATTGCAGTCTTGGCGACGGCTTCTCCAAACATGTTATGAAGGCAAACTACATCTCCGACAAAATACTTCGGGGTTTGGAGCATGATTCGTTGGCCTCAAGTTGGATTTTGTACATCTTATAGTCGAATTGTTCCGTATTATAGTAGTTAACTCGTTCTGTTAGGTGTTGTAAGCTGTAGTTGTCACGAACCTCTGTTCCGGCTTTGTTCCAACAAGAGAGGTCGTCCGCAATGTCAAAGAGAGTGACTGTTGTTTTGCGTGCGGACAGGCGCAGCCCACGTCCGATGGATTGGAGAACCCGGACCTTTGCCTTGGTAGGAGAAGCAAAGATGAGATTGTCGATGTTCCGAATGTTGACGCCGGTAGAAAACGTTCCATAGCTGGCGACAATGATAGCGTCCACTTCGCCTTCTGTAATCTTGCGGACGAGGTTGCGGTCTTCTGCATCTGTGCCGCCGTGAACAAAGAACAGCTTCCGGCCATCGGCAATTTTTTCTTCCAGCATTTTGTGAAGGATCTTGCCGTGCTTTTCGACCCGCTCAAACAGGACAAGGGTATTGCCACGGAGAGATAGCGCCAGATTGCGAATGAATCTGCTCCTGGACGTGTGACCGATCAAAAATTCCATTTCTTCTTGATAGGTTTTTTTCCGCATTGCCTTGCGCTCTTCTTGCGGGTACTGAAGCTCCAAAACTTTGATGAAAAGTTGTGCGGCCTTCTTCCGGTCCATCATTTCCTTTGTGGTGGTCGTCTGATACACGCCGCCAAAGATGCCTTCCAAAATCAGATGGTGAACTTTCGAGTCACGAAGTGTGCCGGTGGTGCCGATTCTGTACTTGGCGTTGCAGAGCTTCGACATGATCTCAATCAGTTCGCCGCCGCCCTGGTTGTCTTCAGACGCAAATAAGTGACACTCATCTCCAAAGACAGTGTTAAACTGAGCAAAGTACGACTCATCCAAGATGTACGGTGCCTTTTGATACCACATCTTGATTTGAGCCTTCGTCCAGATTTCACGAAGTTCTTTAGGGCAGGGTTCTTTGACAGCCAACGCTTGCCACGTGGAGATCACCACCCGCTTGTCAGTCTGCTTCTCACCACCGTCGTAAATCATGTGACAGTTAGCCTGAACATCCCAGGAAATGTTAGCAGCGTAGTCAGTGAAGTCATCGTACATCTGCTGGACAAGATTTGTGGTTGGAACTATGATGAGTACCTTGCCTTTTGTGATAGCAAGATAATAACGCATCAAAAGATAAATCATCAACGACTTTCCAGATGCGGTAGGAGAATGAAGAAGTGTGCGGCCAGCCTGGATCGCATGGATGACCGCTTGTTCTTGATAATCGTGTGGTGTGATATCGACCCGCACACCTTCATCGTTCATGACCGACAATTTAAGAGAAGCGATCATGCTACGAAATTCATTTACTGAGAATGGGATTTCTACGTCGATTGGATCTTCGTAGATGCATTCATATCCGTTCGTCTTACAGAACTCTGCAACATGAGTGTGCAGACCAAAATACAGCTTTCCTGACCTCAGATCGAGCAAGCGAATCTTGCCGTCCCAATATCTGTTCTTGACTGACGTTAAGAAATTGGCATTCGGCACGGTGAAAGAGAAACGGTCACTCAACTCCATCAACACCGCACGAGTTGCATGGATTTGAATATACGATTCATCGAATTTTGTGATTCTAACTTCTTCACTCATACCGCCACCTTTAGGTAATTGATGGCTGCAATCAACAAATCAGGATTGTCTTTGAAATAACCTAAGCCGTAATTACAATTGATGCAAAGTAGACCTCGCACGGCATTTGTGATATGGTCATGATCTACGCCTAAGCGTCGGTCAGCAACGTTTGGACCTTTACATATGGCACACACACCGGACTGAGCAGACATCAATTCCTGGTATTGCTCTTCGGTAATACCATAAAAACACTTGATTTTTATGGCTCTCTTCTGAGCTTTGCGTCGGGGAGTCTGCTCTTTCTTTTTATATTCCGGTGTGTGTTGCCTATCGTATTGACATTTTACACAACTTGAGTTGTTGGACCATTTTTTCGTAGTTCCGCAACGATAGCATGGTCGTCCCTCGCACTGCGTTGCTCCTATGGCTCTTGCTTCGGATCTTGTCATTACTCATATTTAGGGACTTAATTTTCCGCCGATTCCACTGATTCTTCAGCTTCCTCTTCGGGTTCGTCCTCTAAGTTAGGTGGAGTAATTTCGCCCTTACCGAATCGAAATTCCTTCTGACACAATTCGTCAAAAGCGGCTGCGTTAGAATCGAAATATTTTGCGGGGCTATAGACGATTTCTCTACGTGTGCCCTTCTGTCCGTCCGGGAACGTATAGAAGTTTCCATCCTTCACGATCAGTTCACGCTTCAGGCCCAAGTCGAACAATCCCCAATAGCGATCCAGGCCGCTCTCGTGGTGGAGAAGCAATTGGATGGATTTTCCATTCTTGGTGAACCGGCTCTTTTCGATGTAAGCAGTCAGCTTGACACCAATCACTTCCCGGCCCTTTTCCTTGGCGTTGATTTCGTCGCCTTCTTTGTATGCGCTCTTCGACAAGAAGATGATTGTAGATGCCGCATACTTCAAACCACCGCCGCCAGCCATTTCCTTCTGTGGCGTATAAGAGCTTTGGGAGTCGTAAGTGTGGTTCGTGATGAGCAGTGGCACACCGGCTTCGCCCAACTTGATGGAGAGCACACGGAACAGACCACGAATCAGTTTCGGACGAGTCATATCGGCTACGTCTTCACCCTTTTCGTTGACCAGTTCTTTGTCAATGGTCGTCACTTCTTTGTGAGTGGATAGGTTGCCCAAAGAATCAAGGCACATGAACATCGGCAGACGTTTTTCTGCGGGTGTTTCCAAGTAGCCATTGAGAATTCGGATGATTGAGTTGCGGAATTCTTGAATCGTCCGCACACGCATGATGTGAACACGCTTCGGGTCGATATCACGCTCTACGAGGCTTGCCACACCCTTTGAAGGATCGTCTTCTGAGTCGAAGATGAATGCGTGCGCTTTGGGATGTACGGCCAAAAAGCTCTTGATGATTTGCAGAGCGATGTAGGTTTTGCCGGTCGATTCTTCCCCGGCCAGCGCAGTCACCTTGCTTGCAATGCCGCCGCTTGTTGAACCGGAGATTGCAGCGTTCAGTGCGTAAGAGCCAGTATCGTAAAACGTGATGTTGGAATACAGGTCTACATCTGCCGCAACCGGCATTTCTACGCCAACTTTCTTCAACAGGTCGTCAAAAAAGTTGCCTTCGGTTTTCTTCGTCGTCGTCTTCGGGGTTTTCTTCGTATTTTCGTCTTGTTTCGTCGTTTTCTTTGCCACGTCCTTTCTCCTAATCTTCAGGCTCAGACAGGTCAATATGGTCACCAAGTTTGTCGAGTCCCGCCTTGAACCTTTGGGTATTGATGATATTACTTATGCTGTAGCTTCGCTTGCTAATTTCGTTCGTTTGGTCCTTCACAAACTCCACTTTTTCGAGTTGTGCCGTGACCAATTCTTTGGCTTTGATGACATCAGGATCAGCTTCCACATACATGGTGATTTCGTCCTTGATGATCTCAGGAACGTTGATTCCATCTTTGACTTTGATCTTGGTTGTCTTGCCTTCCAGCTTGAGATCGAACGGATGTTTCTTGTAGACTTCAAGGTCACACTTTCCGCCGTAGTATTCCTTTTTGAAACGCAGGAGAGGCATCATTGCGCTCTTCATGCGCTCCAGTTCGAGCTTTTCGTAATAGAGGATTTTGCGGTACTTCACGAGCAGGGAAGGAAGGCGGCTGGCTTCCCAATCGGTCATGTCACGCCGAAGTGGTTTCCCAAGATCGGTGTCTACCATCTCAAACAGTTCGTCAATATTCATGTGCGCCAGTTTATTTCAAAGCTGATAGCGTGCTTGCCGGGAATCTCCCAATACGCCAGACGAAACCATCCGATTTGAATCTTGTTGGGCGGCATCCGGCGAAACCCGAAACGGTTCAGGGTAAGCTCTATGTCAACTATCACTGATTACCATTGGAACACGGAAATGGATTTTGTCAAGGGCTTAGGAATGGTCCAAATCGGCTTGTGTCACAGTGGTCGATCCAACATTGACTTCATCGAATTGCCAGTACGAATACTTGAAGGTGGCCGTCACCATCGGGATGACCGTATCTTCACCCTTACTGTCAAAACTTATGTCAGTTAGAGACACCGGAAACGCATTAGCGAACTTAACAACATGCAGCGGATTCTGATCGGCATCTAAGATGATAAGGCCGATGTCGGACCAGATGCCATCCATTGAATCGTGCAAGTCTTCGTACTGACCAAACTCTTTCGGAAAACCCAGGCCGATGATCCAGTCAGCGATCTCTCGATAGTTCCGCATCTCTTCATCAACCGGGAAGCTGATGGTAAAATCGTTGTAGTGGATTCTGTCGCCAGGGACCGGCAGTTGGATGAAGCTGGTGGCCTGGGTTGCATTGTCCATCGAAAATCCTGGTAGGTTGCATTGCTGCACGAAGTAGACGCAACTTGGTGCCCGACGTAAGACTAAACGGAACCGATTGGTGATGAGAAAATTCAAGTCAGTCGGTTGATTCGCATAGATTCCAATGAGCGGAGTGACTGGAGTTGACATGATAGATGTACCATCATTATGTAGACCTCCGACTGACACCTTCG